CCATTTTTGATAAATTTGACCTTGAATTGCTCCAGTTTCTTCATTCCAAAAAGCTTGATATATTGTAACTATACCACCAATAGCATTTACATTTTCTAAAGCAGCTATAATTGTATTTGGTATACCATTTAATTTTATAGTTATTGCATTAGTTTTTACATCTTTAGTTTCTTCAACAGGCGACAAACTTATTATATTTGAACCTGGTAAATATGTATCACTATTATATGTAATATTTGTATATCCTGTATTTAAAAATAAACTGTCAGCATTATTTGTAGTAACTTGAAATTTAATTAATTGAATTGGATATGTTTTAGTACTTTGTGTTTCAGCTAAAGTTGTTGAATCTATTGTTCTAGCCATTATAATATCTCCTGAAAATTAAAAGACCCATATTGATAATAATTAAATCCTGGGCCAGGTACAATAGTTACAGGTGGTCTTCCATTTAATAACATTTTAAATTGGACACCGTTACCATAAGTAAAAGTATTACCAGATACAATAGGATTAATTGCACCAGTCATTAATTTAAAAGTTAATAAATTACCAGCTGTTGCAGTAGCATCTGCTTTAATTTGATATACTTTTGTACTTGAACTAAATTGTATAAAATCACCAGCTTTAACATTACTAGATAAATTTACATTAGCTAATTGAACATCAACTCCACTTGTATTAGCATCAACAACTGTAATTGTTAAACCACTTTGTGCAGTTATACTTCCATTAGCAAAAGTTAAATTAATAATTGATGGTATACTAGTTGTTTTAAAATCAATACCATCTTCTAAACCTAATAATTCAGCTTCAACTTCATCATATTTTGTTTTAGTTAATAATGGTAAATTTACTTGCATAGAATAAAATGTCGGACTGCCTCTTTCTTGTCTAGCATAACCTGAATTAGATATTGATCTTCTAATTCTTGCTGATCTATTTAATGATACATCATTTGTATATTCAAATATTTTTGACATTATTTTCTCCTCATACTTAAACCGGCAGTATTTCTAGTATAGGTTTTATTAGCCCCACCAACATGTGATGGACTTGATGTTATAACAGCTCTAATTTGATCTATTGCCCTTTGATCAACATTACCACTTACATTAATTGTATTATTTACTATTGATGAACCAACTGATTCACCTCTAGGTATAACAGTTTCTCCTGGTGTTAATAATGCAGGTACCCTGTCATTATAAGGTGCACCACCTGGTACAACTCCACCTTTATTAAATTTAAAAAATGATAATAAACTACCGCCTGATCCACTAACAGCAGCAGTTGCAGTAGCAAATGCTAATTGTTGAGCTTTTTCTGCAGTAATTTGTTTTTCAATTGTAAGTTTTTTAGTTCCAAGAAATTCAAATAATTTTTCTATTTGTAATTCAATAGTCTTTTTTATAATTGTTTCAGCTATTGTATTTAAAACGCTTTTAAATACACTTTTAGTAATTTGTAATAATGAATTACCTTGTCTTAATCCATCTAAAAATCCTGTACTAATTGTATCTGAAATTAATTTAGCTTCAATACCAGATGCATGTAATAAATCTCTATATGTTGTTTGATTAGCATTAATTTTAGCTTGATCACGAATAAAATCTCTATTCATTGTAAATATTCGTTCATTTAAAGCAGCTATATCTGATTGCTTTTTCAAAAATGCAGGATCAGTAGCAGCACCAAAATTAGGTCTTGATCTAGGATCCCTTTCAGCTCTTGGTGTAGTTCTTGTTCCTGAAAATAATTCTTTTTGTTTTCTAGTTAATTTTGTGTAAGAAGCAACAACTTCATTAGCTTCCATTTTTATTGCATTAAGTTCTTCTTTTAATTTTTTAGCAGCTTCTTCTGCTTCTTTTGAAGCTTTTGGAAATATTTTTAATTTAGAAACAAAATTAAGAACAGATAATTGAGCCTCTTTCATTTTTTGTATAAAAAAATCTTTAATTGTATTTACAACTTTCATTATAGCATCATTAAATGCAATAAATGCTACAACACCTATTTGTATTGCAGTTATAACAATACCAACTATATTGGCTCTTAAAGCTACATTTAAAGCAGCTAAACTAATTCCTGTAGTTCTTATAGCTTGTCCCATTAATACGAATTGTGAAGCAATACCTGCTACAAATGTAGCTACTTTTAATCCAATAAATATTTTAAATCCAGTAATTAAAAGATCTATATTTTTAGATACAAATCTAATTGCACCCTCAATATTTTTAAATGCTTGTGCTAAATTAGTACCAACAGTTTTTGCTAATTCTTTTAATTGAGTATCATTTCTTTTAAAGTTACCAACTAAAGCAACTAATTGTGATTTAACACCTTCAAATAAAGGTTGAGCAGCGGCTTGTCTAAATCTAAAATAAGCATCTTGTACAAACGAAACCTGTGCTTCTAAAGTTTTTTCAAATTCTTTTGTTGCACTAGAAAATTGACCACCACTACCAAATACTTCAAAAAATCTTTTTCTAGTATCTTCAATTGATACTTTAGCACCAGCTTCAAAGCCTAACATTGCTCTAACACCTCTTTCCCTAAAGACGTCAGCAGCGGCTATACCACCAGCAAATGCTCTTTGAATTTGTTCAGCAGTTTGTCTAAAATCAAGACCTGTAGCTGCAGCAACATTACCTGTTATTTCTAATATTTTAGCTAATTCATTAGCATCTTTAGCAATAACAGCTAGGTTACCAGAACCAGCTGCAATAGCTTCTAAAGAGAAAGGAACTTTACCAGCAAATTCATTTAATACTTTAAATGCTTTTGCACCTTCTGTAGCCGAATTAAATAATAGTTTAAACCTTACTTGTAATGATTCAGTAAGTTGACCTGCAGAAAATGTATCTCTTATAAATTTACCAATACCAAAACTAACAGCAGCTAATGATGCAGCAACACCAACTTTTAAAGTTGTTCCAAGTGCTGCAAAAGTTGCTCTTGATTTAGCAGCTGCAGTTTGTAATTGTTTTAATCTTGTTGAAGCTATTTGAGCATTTCTTCCTAATTTATTTAAACCGGATTGTAATTGGTTTACTCCGTTCTATCCCTTAACATTAGTAATTATATCTAATTTTACAGCCATTTTTCCTTATCCGTTAGTTATTTCCACAGTAACGTCATCAAAGTATTTTCTAAAAGCAGCCTCTATAAATTTAGTAGGTGCTTGTTGTGAATGCCCATTGTTAAGAAATTCTATATATGTTGTACCATTTGTAACAATAATTTTATTTGGTTTGTCTTTTGGAACCAATAAATTTATATTAGATGTTGCAGGTGCAGTTTTTTGATTATTATATGTTTCAGTGTATCCAATATACCAGCTATTTCTAGCTTGACCAGTGTCAACTGGAGTTGTTAATTTTACTTCAGCAAAAGCTTTTAATGCTCTTGATCTAAGTTCCTGTTCAATTGCTTTATTAATATCTTTTTGAAGATCTTTAGCAGCAGTTGTTAGACCAATCGTAGTTATTGCCATTATATTAATTTACCTTTGTTTATACCTTTTTTAATAATATATCTTTGTGTACCATTGGCACCAATATTTACTTCTTTTTTAAGGTTTCTAGATAATTCTTTTTGTTTTAAATTTTTTTTGGCAATATTACTATATTCAGTTAATTTTTTAATATCTCTCATAATTGCCTTCCAAGTGGGCAGTTTACACCGCCCCACTATTAATCAGATCTTTTAGCTATACTTTTTAATTTATTAAAGCCAGCTTCTAATTTTAGATCCTTTTGTGTATTATTATCTTTCATTGATTTTAACGAAGGAAATAATTCATTTACTCTAAGAGGTTTAGTACCTTGGTAAGTAGTTTGAGCTAATATAGCAGCCCTATGATCATCTCGCCAACCGTATGGTCTTTCATTAAAATATTTTATCCAACCCATATATTCTTTGTTGGACATATTATAAATAGTATCTAATGTAACACCTAATTGATGAGCTATTTCATATTCTGCTAGCTCTTCTTCCCCAATTCACCACCTTTGTCATCTTTAGCAGATAAACCGTTATATGCAAGAATTTCTTGCGATAATTCAGTTAATGCTTTAATTGGAAAGTTTTCAAATTCTGAATCTTTCATATCTTCAGCACCAACTATAGTTTGTCTAAATATAGCGCTTAAAGTTTTTAAACCAGCAACATCATCAATTTTATTTACATCTAAAACTTTTTGTAAGTCTTTAATGCCTTTACCTGTCAGTTGTTTGATTTCCACTTCCTGTTTCAGAAAT